GGTTCTCAAGCTTCTGTTGATGATGTACAGTACACTCAAGGAGCTGTTGATTTTATTCTTAATTATGGGAATATTTTCAGTGGTTCTGGCATGGGTGGAACTGGCACGAAAGCACAAGATGATTTCCTCGATGACATGTCTCAATTCCTAGACCCTAGACATAATAACGCAAACGCAACATTGTTTATGGTTCCAACCGATGTATATAATTGGTTGCATAAACTAAGCGGTTACTTCTCTGCTAACGTCAAAAAAGTTGGAACTCTAGGCGATGGCATAGGGCAAGCTAACTTTAGCGTTGGTGGAAAAAAGAACGTCTTTGGTGTAGACATTACACAGATTTATACTCCTTATGGAGTTATGAATGTTGCTCGTAATGTTCACTTAGACGGTACTCAAGTCAAAATGATTGGGTGCAATATGGGTTATTGTAAATATAGACCATTAGTTGGAAACGGACTTAATCGTGATACTGCGATTTATGTTGGTGTTCAAACATTGGAAAATAGTGGCGTTGACCGTAGGGTTGACTTAATTCAAACTGAAGCTGGTATGGAATGGCAAATGCCTGAAGCCCATGCCATCTGGAAATAGGGGGGTATAGATTATGGCTATAGCACTTTATGGACAGAATAAAGATGGTGGTTTAATCAATGAAGCTGCGAAAGATCTCGAACAGATTTATCGTTTTGCTACTCCACCTAATGTTTCGGATTATGAACACGCGGTAGCGCAGTTAGTTGATGGAACTGCTGGAGATACTGCTCTTCATCAATATGCTGATGGATTTGAGTGCACACTCTATCCTATCGTAGCTCAAGATAATGACGCTCCTGGTATGACAGCTACTGGTGCAGATTATGCATATGAGCAGGATGATGATGATGGAATCGAATGGCGAATGAGTGATAACACATGCAAGGGTCGTGAAGGCATAGATAGATTCACAGTTGGGAAACAGTCTTTTAGTGCTGAACTAGAGTTTAGTATTGCAGATGTTTCTGGAACTGATGACTGTGCTTTCGGATTTGCTAAAGTCGAAGCTCATCAAGCTGCTATTGACGACAGAGATGAAAGTGCCGTGTTAAATGTAATATCAGGTGACATTAAGATTGAAACTATCTTAAATGGCGGTGCTACTACAACTACGGATACTACTGACAATTGGGCGGATACTGAAATTCACTCATTGAAAGTGTCAGTTAGTAAAGCTGGTGCAGTTACATATCAAATAGATGGTGCTGCTCCTTCTACAACTGCATCATTTTCATTTGATGCGAATGAAGTTGTAACTCCAAGTTTCTATTTATTACAAGCCGCTGATTTAAGTGGAGCTATAATTCATAGAAAGTTAACAGTGAAATCCGACAAAGGTTCTTTAGAAGAATAAATCTTAAATTCGTGAGGTAATAGCACGATATAAAGATTAAAGTATGGGGAGGCTCGATACCTCCCTATACTACTAAAATAAAGAAATTATATGGCGACAACAAATATATCTACTGAAATAGTATCAATTACAGGTGTATCTGCTCATGGAGCATCTGATGATTTCATCGTATCTGCACAGAAGTTTGTAGCAGCAAGTATACCTAAAGAATTATTGACATTTGCACAAAAAGCTTCATCTCCTTCAACTGATGGAAGTGCAATTACTTTTT